CTTCGTTCCACTGCATGTATGAAGGCAAGTCGTGTTAGATCACGTTTCACTGAGGTTCCTGAACAGACAATGTATAGTAACCTTAAGAACTCTATTACGGGTTCTTATTACTATGCACCGCCAGGGCTCCCCGAACTCGTAGGCGGGTATGAGTCTCTTTATGAGAACATACTCGACTCGACTGGACGGGATCGCCTTACCTTCCGCGAATGCGAGCACTACAAGGTGACTCGCTTCCAGGCCGCTACCGGCCCCGCATTGGGCGCTTGGATAAATCCAGGCGACCATAACGCAGGGAAATGGTTAGTCGAGCCTGCCACACATCCAGCCCAAATGTTTTGGACTGGTGGTGCGTACGGAGGGGTTGTTGGGAATCCTCAGGATTCCTTGTCATGTCCCTGGGGAGGCATACCTTCGGGTGTTCCTCCTCTAGCGGCCTATGCTCCGTTGGAGTTCAGATATCGGGTAGTAGACCCGCCTGGACTCCAGCAGCTGATAGATCGTAGCCTTACGGCTATGCTACCAGGTATACGTCCGAGTTCCTCTGGCTTGGTCAATGATTTGATCGAGCTGAAGGACTTGAAGTATATTCCAAAGGCCTTAAGTAGGTCCACGCGATTCCTTTTCGGACTTAAGTCCGATTATGGAAGGCGTCTCAGCAATCTGAGGCACCTGCGTGAACTTGCTAAGGACGTTAGTGACCCCTATCTCACTTGGAGTTTTGGGGTCGCGCCGATCATTCAAGATATTCAGGGCGTTCGCTCTGGGTTGAGAGATGTGGAGGATAGGCTTAATGTGCTTATCCGCCGCGCCAATCAACCTCACAAGTCTCACTGGAGGAGTAGAATCTCCTCCCTGGCTGGTTACCAGGCTAGTAGTGTGAGTCAGGCTCTTCCGAATTATTCGGTTGATTCTGATCCCATTACCGGTAGTGTTACTAGTGAGTACCTTGATGCACAGTTCAATGCGACTATCCGTTACCGTTATACCATTGACGGTTTAGGGACAGGCCTGGGTGACCAGGCGCGCGCTCTTGGAGATAGGTTAGGGATTAATCTTAATCCCTCCATTCTCTGGAACGCGATTCCGTGGACGTTTATTCTGGACTGGCTTATTGACGTAAGTCAATGGCTGGATCAGTTTAAACTCCGCAACATTGAGCCGAGAACGGCCATACAGCAGTACTGCTACTCTTATAAAATTAGTCGCCTTTCTAAAGGTCAGACTAATAAGAGTAGTGGGTTCGAGGTTAATGAGTACGTGTATAAACGCGTACCGCATGACCCCGACTTCGTTCGTGCGATTAACACGAGCGGACTGAATTTGAGAGAATTCAGTTTGCTTGGTGCGCTCGGGATATCCCGAGGTACCTAGGCATATAATCCACGCTTCCAGGCGTGCCACAATCAAGTGGAATCTGGAAAGAAAGCATGTAAATATGTTGCCTGCAAACCTAACAACCAATGAAGTGAAGAACTCTGCTGGTACAGAGGAGGAATTCCTCTGGCAGAGTTCATCTGACAGAACGAAGATATACCAGAAATCTGGTATGGCTCCGAACGCCGAACACACTGTCAAGATTCAACATCAAGAAGTGGGTTCCGGCTTGGACCTGAGACGCCGCTCTAATACTCGCGTGGATAAAACCATCGCGGGTGCTAGTGGGGCTCCACGTACTATCTCGTTCTACTGTGTGGGAGATGTCCCTATTGGGGACCTTCCTAACACGAACGAGATCAAGAACGTGTTGGCGAACCTTATAGCGCTCCTCGCCAGTAATGGCGCGGATACGACTGTAAAGTTCGACTGCTCAGGTACGATGGCAGATGCTCTCGTGAACGGTACGCTGTAATTCGTTACGGCGTACGACCCTACGACAGGCACCGCGAGGTGCTAGCCGGAAAGTCATACTCCTTATCATTTATATGAAAAAGAGTTGCGTTCACGGTTCTTCAGAGAATGGTTGCCGTCACGTATCAACTCCCGCAAGGGAGCCTTCAACGGACGGTGTTGTGTCCCTAGCCATACTTGCGATCGTGATTTTACACGTCGCTGTTTTGGTTGCGGGTTGTGCATTCGACAGGTTACATGTTGACGTCCAAGGTTTTCACCTTGGCACAACTAATAGCCTACCATATGTACAATAAACATACACATCAAAGTGCGGTTCAGCAGTGCCTAAAAGCACAGCTAAACGAAAACGACGCGTTGGAGTTCTCCCTCAAAAGAGGGTTCCATCACGCACGCTTAGTGCAAGGTCTTTTGGACTTTGCAATCACACTTCAACCATATTGGATAACAATCAACATAACACGGGTACCCCGGTCTCTGGCGGTCGTGGAGTTAAAACCACTCCGCTCGTGGGACTTTAGGCGTCTTGACACATTCTTCAAAGAATGGGTCAGTGCCTGAGGCCTATGTTTGAGAAAGATCCAATAGCAGGGCCGGTCTCTTACCGGTCCTGCTGCTCTTGGTTGTAGACGCGCAGCAGGTGAATCATGCTCTAGGAAGGAGTACCATATGGCCTCCTCGAAGAGCCTAGATCCGTATATACAGATCCTCGATCACATGCTGCGTGATGTTCAAACATCACTCAGTTCAGTGATTACACCTGCAGTACATCGCCTGACTATCCAAAAGATAGAAAAGCGGTGCACTGCTGAAGGAATAGGTTTTCTCACGAAAACCTTGCCCACCCTTGGCAAAGCCCTTGATAAGGCTTTGTCCGAGAACGCTATTATGGACGCTACTGCGCTACGCTTTCCAGCGTTGTGCGGTAGTAAGCTGCCGAAACTTTTCGGTGAGCTATTCCAGAGAGTGTTCTCTTCGGATGGTAGGGTCCTTCAGTCGCCCTGTGTGATAAGCATCAAGGCTTTGAGGCATTTGTTGTTTGTATTTTACAAACTCAACGTCCCATACGCCCCTGAGTTAGAACAGAAGGTACTTTCTTCGTTTTTAAAGACGGAGAAGGATATCTGTGCTCTAAGTGATACGCTCAGTAAAGTTGCTGAGTATATCGACAGAGTCGGTATCATTGAAGCTGAGAGTAATCTCGGCTACTTTGGTACAGTCGTCCGTAGGGCAAGAAGGAGGCTTTCACGCCTCTTTCAAACCTTCGACGCAACTGATATAGTGCCTTGTCACGGTCCTGGAACGGTCTCCACTAAGGAGGTCGCCTGGGAGAAGTGGCATTTTAGTCGCTATAACAGCCGAATTCACGAATACTTCCCTTTCGATGAGTATTTCTGCTCATCGTTGGGCCATGTTTGTGATTCGTACCCTTCTTTTGAAGGGTTAGCGGAAGTCGAGTCTTTTGCACAGGTTTTACTTGTGCCTAAGGACTCCCGCGGACCTCGCCTAATCTCTTGTGAACCCCTCTGTTTTCAGTGGGTCCAGCAAGGTTTGGGTGCGGCAATCGTGGAGCACGTGGAAAAGAATCGTTTAACACGGTTCAATATCCACTTCACAGACCAATCACCTAACCAGCGGGGGGCCCTTCTGGGGTCCCTCAATGGGAGGTACGCGACACTAGATCTTAAAGATGCTAGTGACCGCGTTACGGTTGGTCTGGTTCGTCTGCTGTTTCCAGCCCACATAACTAATGTGTTGCTGGCCAGTAGGACTCTTGCGACTGTCCTTCCGGACGGTAGGATTCAAAAGCTCAGTAAGTTTGCACCAATGGGGTCAGCTTTATGCTTTCCCGTACTGGCGCTTACTATCTGGGCCATCCTATCTGCCGGTTTGACTGATGCGAATGCTAGAGATAGCATTCTTGTGTACGGCGATGACGTCGTTGTCGAATCGGCGAGTGCCGAGACATCGATGAGGCTGCTAGAGTCTTTTGGTTTAGCAATAAACCGAGACAAAAGCTGCTACCATGGATTCTTTAGAGAATCCTGTGGCATGGACGCCTATAGAGGCGTATGTGTCACTCCGGTTCGCTTGCGCGAACTATGGTCGTCACGCCAAAGCGCCAGC